TTTCTGAAAATCTGCTATAATGATAGCAGATTCGATGCTGTTTTGTCTGAAATTTCTGCAAATAAATGGGCGGATTTTACGAAGAAATCTACATTTCATAGAAACAAAATGCCATGCTGAGAAGATATGCTTTCCCAGCATGGCATTTTTATGGTTCTAATTTTGATTTTACTCCATCGCTTTTTGTAAAGCCAAAACGTCATTTTTCTAAAATTAAATCCACTCGTTAACCGAATAAATTTGAGAAATTCCTATAAGAACATAGCCCCTTAAATGGTATCTTTTTTTCAGTAAACGAATCTATTGATTTGAATAAATTAACTGATCACTTGCAATATTGCTCTGAAATTGATTTCCCATGTATCTTTATTATATTCTTATTTTTCCATAATGCATCTACATAGTATTCTCATCATTAAAGATCAATCTATTAAAAATGCTTTTTGTATCAGATTATCTTATAAGATTAATTCAATTATTTGTTTATTCGATACGAAGATTTTCAATTATAACTTTTCTTTCACCACTAAAGTTTTTCCTATGAAACACAAATTTCAATTCAGAAACATCTTTCCAAAACATAAAAGAACCTTGGAATTGAGCAAGCGGAATTTTGAATTCTCTCAAATCCTCATTTAAATAAATCTCGTAGGAAACGTCAATGCCATTAAGGCAAATTTCAATGTCCAAAAAAGTTATTCCTTCAGATATATAAGCTTCAAAGCACAAGTTTCTATCATTTGCAATATAATTTGTAAAATTTCGTTTTTCAGCAAATACAACAATGCTACATAATTTACTTTCTGTTTTTTCAAAATTTATTATAGCAGTTATTTTTTCTTGATTAGATTCCTTTTTAATGATCTTACAACCATCATTCTCCAAATCATCAATACAATAACTTCTTGCAAAAGCCATATTAAATTTTCGATTATTTTCTAAAGTCAAATTCAAAAACTCATCTCTAGCATTCTCCCAATGCGTCTGATTAGGATGAATACCAAATTTGTCATTTAATATCTTAAGAAACTCATTAAAAGCTGCTTTTGTCATGTTATCACAAGTTCCTAGTTTTATTCCAACTTTATTTCTTTCTACAACGCCTTGTACATCATTAAAATCAAATCCTGGAAGCAAAATACTTAAACTATCTGCCTTCCGTAACCAAACAGCTCCCATTTCATTTAGACATACAGGGCTTGCGTAATAATTATCAGACAAAAAGTAAATCGCATATATATTTTCATCAGAAATCAGCTGATTTAGATATGCATAAATATCATTTCCTATTGCTATTTTTGTTTCTGGTACAGAAGAACAAACAATATCTTTCTCTGTAAGCCCAATTTTATACATAAACGAAACGAATGCCTTAACGACTTTCTCATCTTTAGAAGAATGACTTAAAAATAATTTGTAACTCATTTTTCTCTCCCTTTATGGAAAATTTAGCATCTAATATAAGTATACAGCATCTTTTCGTAAATAGCAATACTATTTTCGAATTTTTCGATAATTTAAGCTGCATTAATCTGTTGTGTTTCTATCAAAATATTGCTTTTAACAAAAAAACGATAGTCCAGACCTACCGTTTTATTTTACCCTATCGTTTTTTTGTTGTTTCAGAAATGCAAACAGCCTGCTGGAAAAACGCTCCACAGCAGGCTGTTTTTGCTTGATAAATCCGAAAAAAGTACGCATTTTCGGCATTTTTCCAAAAAGAAAGCACTGCACAATTGTATCATTTGTGCAGTGCGGTTATGGTTGCGGGAGTCGGCAAACTATTTTATGTACAACATTTCATTATTTTTGCAAAAAGAAAATAGTATAATAGGGGACACATAAAAAAATGAAACCGCCTTACCGGACGACATCCGATAGGGCGGTTTTGCATTAGAATAAATTAAAAGCCCCTGCATGGGACACATCGTTGAGCGGTGTGCAGGGTTCTATTATTTTTTATTATAACATAAAGGATGTCAAAAGTCAAACAGCAAAATATACAAAAAAGCAGCCGTTTCCTGAGATGATCAGTTTCAGAAAACGGCTTTTTCCACAATTAGTAGGTTGGGAAAATAAAAAAATTTTCATCTGGTACATCCAGATTGAATGAATTGATTATACCATGTTTTTTCATGATTAGTCAATCTGGTTATCTGTCGAATTTTGTAGTTTTTTGTCGATACTGGAAACATGCTGCAAAATCTGTTTAAGTGTGTCATTATCACTGGTATCTTTTTCAGTGTCTGAAGTGTTCTTTTTGGTGTCCTCTGGAGTGGTTGTTGCATTTTTTGCAAATCCATTCAGACCAGCGTTTTTGATGATTGTTGGGTAATCTATGTAGCATTCATCTAAATCAACGTCCCCGTTAATACCACTGATCGTTCCGCACCCCTTCTGCCAGATGCCATAATCGCCAGAATAACCGCATTCGCCGCTATAATCCGCACACCAAACGGTATACCGATTTCGCACCGATTCAGTGACATAATTTTCAAGGTAAAAGGTAGAGCAATACAAGCCAGCATAATAGCCAGCCCGTTCCAATGTGCTGCAAAACGCTTCAACCATTTCGCTGCAAACCTGTTTTCCAAGAGCAAATTGCTTCTTTTCTTCCAAATCGAAATAAATTGGATATGCAAACTGCTTACCCTGTAGAACTTGCAAGCAGACACTTGCTTCCTGCCTTGCCTCTGCTGCACTCGTGGCATAACTATACCAAAACGCACCGCAGGGGATGCCGCTTTTCTGACAACCAGCATAATTCTCTTCAAAATAATCATCAACCTGATTCTTCAAGATTTTTCCGAATCCGGCACGAATCAGAGCAAATGAAACTTTTCCAGACGCTTTTACTTTTACCCAATCAATCTTCTGCTGGCAGTATGATACATCAATCCCATAGAGGATATTTTTTGCAGATGTCAAACCAAAATACTTGTAAAAATCATCTGTAATCGTGCCATTGCCCTTTGTTTCATCGCCTAACCAGCGGTATCCTGTCCGCACATCCAGATGTGTGTACTGGTAGGCTGCTGTAATGTTGGCAATACCGCCGAAACCTAAGTCTTGAGCCTTGCAACACACTGTCTTGCTGCTGATTGGCTGCCCATCCTGCCCGTAACAACAAATATCCGCAGCAGTGCCTTTGGTATGCTGACCGCTGCTCGTACCGCCTACAGCTTTATCGTGTTCTGGGCAGCGGTAGCCGCTTGTCACAATGATTTTGCTACAGTTCAGCGTGGTGTAGAGAGATTCCAGCTTGTCGACCAATTCAGATGCAATCAAAGTTTCATGAGTTTTCCCACATTGACAGCGAAATTCACGAGCGTTGAAATGCGGGGAAAGCTGTGTGCTATCGTTGTAGTCATAATGATTGACTGACATCGTATCATCCTTTCATAATGCCGTCCGGCAGCCCTTCCGCTGTCGGGCGGTTTTTTTATTTGTCTTTTTTCTGCAATACATCAATCGCTTTCCGGAGCGGTTCAGGGAACTGCACACCCATCAAACCCACGTTTTCAATCATAGAGATCAACTCATTTGCCATAAATGCAATACAAACGGCATCCCGTACATAGGACGTTTGCAGAACAGCATCCACCTGCACAGCGACCACGACCAGTGCAAGCGTTGCCACCTTCCTGCACAGCCCTTTCCACCCGACCTTTGATTGCAGACCGCCGGTTTCTGTTTTTGGCGATTTCCGGAAAATTCCGGCACAGGCTAACCCCATCAGGTAATCAATCGCCATGAAGATCAGCAAGGCTCTGATCGCCGCATCCCAGCCGCCAAACAGCCCGGCAATCAGACCGCCGACCGTTCCGGCTGCTGCACAAATCCATTCTTTCATTTGGTTTCCTCCGTTTTCGTTTCATAGTCGCCGGAAAGCAGCACCAGCATTTCCGGCGTTAAGTCGCCGATTGCAAAGATCTGATATTGACCGCTTTCCAACTGTACGGCTTTAATTTTCGCATTGCCCCAGCCACTCCGCTGAATAGCTTTTCCAGCTTTCAGCTGTTCCATTGCTTCAATAATATTCATTGTATTTTTCCCTCCTTACAAAATTGTGATAGATTGAATCAGCGGATGGCTGTTATTGCTCCGCCCGACCCACACCAAATAATAAGTGCCTGCCGTTACGCCCTCGCAGGGTGTCAGCGTTGTGATATAGTCCGCACTATAGAGCCACTGCAAGGGCAAATCTGTATAACTGCCCTCTGTCTGTGCCTTTGCGAGAATGTCCGCAGCTGTGCCGGTGTCGGATTGTACCAGCCGCAGAATACCGACCTCGGTACTGCCAGCAAGGAAACGGATTGCAATTTGCGTGGATGCTGTCACGCTGATCGGCAGCGTGCAGCAGGTGTATACCTGCAAATCCCATCCAAAAACGGTTGTTCCATAGTTCAGAGCGTAGTTGTTTTTAGAGCTACAGAAATCCGCATGCAGGGAAGTAAAATCCGCCACGCTGTAAATCGTACCGTTGTAAAGCAAAGATACCTTGTCCCGATGGGCTGCATCATACAGCACGGTTGTGGTGGGAGATTCACCGCCGGAAATCGCAAGAACCTTCGGCACGAGTGTATTAAATTTTTCTGTGGCTGTTGCCGTCACGCCCTTTGTGGTCAGATTCGCTGCAAGCTGCTGCCGCAGTTGGTTTAGTTTTGTCAGCTGCTCTGTAATTGTCACCGCCATGTTACACCTCCACCATCGTTGCAAGGGATGTGGATATATCGCCGATGCTGTCCTCTAAAGCTTTGATACGGGTTGCAAGGCTGTTGTCCGCTGCCTCTCGCTCTGCTGTTACTTTCGAGTACGTGCTATGCAGATAAGTTTCAATACCATCCAAAAAATCTTTATTGTCGTGCGTATGTGCAGAGGCTTTTAGCGTATCCACATCCGGCGACAAATCCAGCACAAATAGCCCGTCTGGCACAATATCCAGGGCATTATGAGTTACTGTGCTGATGGACGGCAATACCTGCCATGTTTGCTTGCCTGTTACTGTAACCAGTTTAGCGGTGCAGTATTTCGCTGATTCACCCTCTTCACATCCCGGTGTGTAATCGCCCCAAGATGCAACGTCACCGTTTGTACCGTTTTTGACGGTCGCTGTGGTTGTGCCGTTTTTGTCTGTAGCGGTAATGGTTGCTCCTGTACTGGTTTCCGTTACGATTACCGTTGGAGAGAAACCATTTGCCCCATCTCTTCCATCCGTTCCATTCATGCCATCTTTTCCGGCTGCTCCAGTATCGCCTTTTTCACCTTTTTCACCTTGGATGCCCTGCAAGCCCTGTTCTCCAGTATCGCCTTTCTCGCCCTGAATGCCTTGGATACCTTGCTCTCCGGCGTCTCCCTTCTCGCCCTTCAAGCTTGACAGCCATTCGGCTTCCGTGCCAGTATAACCGTTCTCAACAGCGATTTCATAGGCGGATGCTCCGTCCGCCCCATCGTGTACCGAAGCAATCTTTTCATCAATTTTTGCAATCAATTGCTGATACAAGTCCGGCGTTGGTGGGACAACTTCAGAACCAGAACTGCTGAATCCAGATTGCTCAATCCGCAGCTTAATAGGAGCTGTCGTTGCTCGCAGAGCCGTTTCATCGTCTGGAACATAGCCAAACAGGCTCATTTCTGCACAGCCGGCTTGCAATTCTGACGGCATTTTGCAGGAATAGCCGTCTACACCAAGCGAGATATTATAGGTATTTTCATCCTGCATAAATTGTACAACCTTATACAAGCCTTCCCATTCATTGTCAAACACGAATCGAAAGGATACAAAGGCAATCTGCCCATCTGCCAATTTGTCCCGCTCAATGCAATCAATCTGCTGCTTTTTTACCAAGAATTTCATCATCCGTTTTTCACCTCGTTCCACACATTATTTTCAGGATCATATTCCAAATAGCCGTCTACACACTGGATCTTTTTCAGATAATTGTTGTAGGAATGTTCTCCGGAGGACATCCAGTTGACCGGTTTGGTAATGGCGTTCCACTGAGCGATCGTTCCTTCATATGTGATGGCTGTTAGACTTTCACAGTATGTCAGCATATTTTCCCCAAAGGTTCTGCAATTCGCAGAAATGGTAAGGCTGGACAATGCTGTACATCTTGTAAATGCAAAAGCACCAATGGAATCACACGCAACACGAGCAGTCTTCAGCTTTGCACATCCGCTAAAAGCATACTTTCCCCACGTTTTCACGCTGGCTGGCACAGTGACTTCTGCAATGGCGGTGTGATAAAAGGCATATGACTGAATCGCAGTAACTGCCTGCGGAATGGTAACAGAAGTCAGACCGGCGGTATAGCCGATTGCAGCATCTTCCTGTGCAAAAGCAGAATCACCAATGCTGGTCAGTGTAGCTGGAAGAGATACCGTTTCTGCATTGGCACAATGATAGAACAGGCGGTCACCCAGACCAGTAATGCCATTGCTGAGTACAATTTTTTTGATCTGGCCATTTTGATAGAACACAGAATCATGAAAGGTATAATCGTAGGTTGCACCCGTGCCATACAAAGCCGCTTCTCCGTCATCGCAAATTGCATAATATACATCGTCCCCACATTGTCCATACTGCAAAATGGTTCTGCCGGAAACCTGTTCCAATTTGGCTTTGATTCTGTCGAGTTGGTCTTTTCTGGATTGCAATGTATCTTCTTTGCCCTGTATGGAATTTTTCAAGAGACCTAATTTCCAACTCGCAGTATCCAGCAAGCTCAAATTCAGGCTTCCTTGAATGGGATTTGGCTCTTCCGGAAGATTCTGCAATTTCTCCAGAGCAAGAGCAATATTTTCTCGCACATTCACGCCCCAAAGATTGCTTTGAATTTCCTGCAATTCAGTTGTAATTTCAACTTCTGCCATTAAGCATACACCACCCACTTATTTGCAATTTTTTGCAATGCAGAACACTGTTCTTCAAGTTCCTTAATTTTGCTATTCAATGCTTCTTGAGCATTTTGCACTTCTGCAATAGTATTATAAACTTCTTGGATTACTGTATTTGTCTCTGTAATTTTGGTCTCCATTGCAGCAACCGATTCGTTTGCGGCGGTGACATCATCGCTGGATGCTGCCTTGCCTGCCAGCGTTTCCATGCCGCTTGCAATGTTGGTTCGTAGCTCTGAACCACTGCTGGTTTCTCGAATGACTGCAATATTACTGGAAATATCAATCATAGAATCGCTCCTTTACGTTGCATAACGTTTTGCTGCTCCCTGCAATCGTCCTAAATCTGTATCCATATAGGGTGCGATGCCTTTCGAAACGGCTTTTCCATCCAGGTTGACAGTGCTATTCACAGACACCCCTTGCATAGCGGATGCAATGCCTGTAATCAGGCGGTCATAATCGATGAAAACAACCTGCGAAGCATCGGCTCGTGCGGCTTCCTGTGCATATTTTTTGCTAATGTCATGCGGAATAACTTGCGAACCATTCGGCAGGTTGACAAGTTCCCCTCGTCCACCTTCGTTCATGATAGCAAAGCCACCTGGCCAATCGTCAGTACCGTGTGCCAGATAATCGACATATCCAATGGATACGCCTGGGATGGCGTTGATAATATCAATTGCAAAATTCAAGCCGTCAATGAAATTATTGATTAAGCTTTTTGCTCCGCTGATTAAATTGTCAAAAGCCGTTCCAATGCCGTCAAATATGCCACCGACAAAGTCAGATAAGCCGTTCCAGAGGTTTTCAATGCTGTCCAGAACGTTTTCAAAAATACCCTTTACCGTATCCATGACACTTCGGATTTTATCAGCAATGCTGTCAAAAATACCGGAAATCGTCTCTTTTAAGTTGGAGAAGAAACCGGAGACGGCATCGACGACATTGGAAATGATTTCTTTTGCAGCTTCTACTTTTTCGGAAATCCAGTCTTTAATTGCAGAAACAATGTTTTGAATCGTTTCTTTGAGGCTTTCAAATAGGGCAGAAACAATTGCAATTGCCAAATCAATTTTCTCTTTGGTCTCTTCTACAGTATTTACAATCCAATCTTTTACAGTTACAACTGCATTTCCAATCCATTCGATTGCAGATTGAATCCACTCCACAATAGAAAGTGCTGCTTTCAAAATCCATTCTACGATTGGCGTCAATGCTGTTATGAGGTCGCTGACAAATTGCAGAACCCAATTGATGATAGGCGTTATGATGGGAAGTAAAGCATTCACAACTTCCATTACCACTTCAATAATTTTCCCAATGATTGGAATGAGATTTTCTGCGATAACGCCCACAATCTTTGTAACAGCTGTCATCAGGGTTTCAATCGTAGGGGAAATTGCTTGAAACAGCTCACCGAGCTTTGTTCCAAACTCTTGAAACAGCGGTTTTAACGTATCGATTACCGTTTGTATAGCAGGCAAAATTCCAGAAAAAAAATCGGAAACGGTATTCCGAAAATCTTCACTGGTTGTATAGCAATAAATAAATCCGGCTGCTAAAGCTGCAATTGCTGCTACAACAAGGAAAACCGGAGTAGACAATCCGCCAAGAACAGCAGAAAGTTTAGAAAGCATTCCAAAGCCGCTGCTTAAAGTGGAAGCAACTTTCCCGATTCCGGAAATTGCTGTGCCGACAGCAGAAACTGCCTTTCCGGCAACCATCAAAGAAGGACCAACTGCCGCTGCTGCCGCTGCAATTTTCCCGAATGGTACGCCGGCATCTTGTAGCTCTTGAAATTTCTGCCAAAGGTCATCCACCTTATCCACGACTTTGCCTATCGTTGTCTGTACTGTTGTAACGTTTTCAGAAATAGGGCTGAACAGCTCTGGCTGCGTTAACTCTTGCAGCTTTCCAATAATGGCATCTACCACGCCAGTGATTCCGTTTTCATTGAACCCAGCGGTCATGTCTGCAAATAAATCTGAAATTGTATTTGCCGCCGTTTGAATCATCGGAAGTAAAGCAGTCCCAATGGTAATTTGAAAAGATTCAATCGCACCCTGCATGTTCTCAATTGCACCGCCAACGCCATCTTTCATCTTTGCCGCTGCTTCTTCCGATGCACCGTCACAATTTTTCAGGCTATCTGTCATTTTGTCAATCGTTCCCGGCGTTGCGTTCATCATTGCTTGCAATCCGGAAAGAGATTCTGTTCCAAACATCGTTGCAAGTGCCTGTTCTTTTTCTTCATCGGTCAAATCCGCAGTGGCTGTCTGTAAATCAGATACAATCGTACTAATGGATTTCATTTTGCCTTCGGAATCGTAAAAAGAAATACCGAGCTGCTCCATCGCTTCTCGTGCTTCGTCTGTTGGTTTGGACATAGAAACAAACATTGCACGCAAGGTTGTACCGGCTTGAGAACCTTCTAACCCAGCATCTGTCATAACACCGGTTGCGGCTGCTAATTCCTCCATGCTAATTCCCAAAGAAGATGCTAACGGTGCAGCATATTTGAACGCATATTGCAAGTCGGATACGCCAGCGGCAGATTGATTCGCAGACTGTGCCAACACATCTGCTACATGGGTCGCATCACCAGCACTGTCTCCAAATGCGTTCATTGCGTTGGAAACAGTATCCGCTACCAAAGACAAATCTTCTCCAGAAGCTTCCGCAGCAGAGATAATCCCAGGCATATCAGCGATAATCTGGTTTGCATCGCTGCCCTTTGCTGCCATTTCTGTCATGGCTTCTGCTACTTCGGAGCTGGAAAGTGAAGTGCTTGCACCCAGTTCCAATGCAGATCCCCGAAGGGCTTGCAGTTCTTCATCCGTTGAACTGGAAATTGCTCCAACTTTTCGCATTTGCGTGTCAAAGTCAATCGCAGAATCCGTTGCTTTTTTTAGTCCAACTGTTGCCAATCCAGCGGCTGCCGTTTCTACGGCGGTAATTTTTCCGCCAAGGCTGCTCAGATTATCTCCAGCCGATTGCAATCCGCTGCCAATGGATTCTGCCGATTTTCCAACAGATTCCAACGCCTTACTTGCCTTATCGGAAAGGGCAGAGATGGTATTTAATGTGTTTTTGGCAGTAGAAACAATGCTTTCTATTACATCAGGGACTTTAGAAGCCGCTGATTGAATTGCAGAAAATGCGGATTGGAACACGAGCTTTACAGTTCCGGCTGCCGCAGATGCAAACGGCTTAATGGCGTTAATTTCTGCAGAAATAGTCTGGAATGTCTTGGATTCAGAAACTGTTCGCTGAATGGAATTTTTGAGAGCTTCTATTCCCGTTTTCGCCTTTTCTGCTGTTGAAGATAAGATTCCAAGAGCCTTATCTTTTGCCGCTTCTGCTAGTGACTTCATCTGAGATGCAGCAGACTGAATTGGCGAAATCAGCTCTTTCATTTTCGTTTCCAGATTTTGCAAAGCAGTTCCGGCAGCACTGTTTTGGAATGCTTGCATCATCTGCTCTATTTGCGTTTTTATTTTTTGAATAGTAGGAGATGCTGCTGTCCATTGTTGAAATCCATCAGCAAGAGCGGCAATATCTTCCTTTGCGGATGCTGCTGCCGTTTTCACAGGTTGCATGCTGCTGCTAAGCTTTTCTGCCATGCTTTCCGCTTTTTTTGTTACGGTATTGATATTGCTTACAAAACCTTTGATGTCCGCTGTAATTTTCGCAGACAGCGTATAATCTGCCATACACTCACCCCCTCGCTACTATTTTTGCAATCGAATCCAAAGAGCCGTTCAGTGTTACCTTGCACTGCGTTGGGTCATCCAGATGGATTTCCAATTCTTTAATCGTCATCCATTCGTCAATTCCGAGTGGCGTATAAACCACTTTCACTTGAAAACCAGCCTGCAAGCACTCCACACCATTTTCCACTAGTCCCAAATCCACTGCGGATACGGAAAAAGTTGCTTTGGGTTCTTCCAACGCCAGTACATGGGCAACCACGGCTTCTCGTTTGGTATATTTATCTGGGTTATTCTCGCTAAACGAGAAGTTCACTTTTCGGACAATTGGTCCGTATTTGTTCAGCAAATATTGATTGAAAGCTCGTGATGCTGGATATTCACGATTTGACATATAATAATCTCCGAACTTCCCGCCGGTGAACCAAACAACGAGATTGCTCGGTGTAATTTCCGTATCATTTCCACCATAAAAACTGAATGCTGCGTATGGCTTTATATCTATGTTTCGGTTGCCATCACTATCGAAGTCGGATTCCGTCACCTCTGGATAAATCATTGCTTCCGTAGTGTCCGATTCTCCAGTAGTGTTATCCGCATTAGAACTCGACACTGGAACAATTCCAGTATAAAAATCTTCTGCTATATAAGAAGAAGAAACATCTGTGATATTGCCGCCAAGTTCCAGCTTTTGTGTCTTAATTGTATGATTGCTTGGGTCTCGATAAGCGTACCGAATGCAGCCAGTGTGCAGAACGTCTGTCAGTGGTTCTTTTTGCGTGTATGGGTCTACAACTTCTGCTTGAAAATTGCCGCCAAAATAGTCGATAATTCGAGACTGTAATAGCTCCATTGCTGTTTCTGCTTGTGTCCAATATCGTACAAAAGAAATGTTGTCTATGTAGTCAAATCCGTTGCCGTCTGGTTTCAAAACTTTTGTTTTGCAGGCAGAATCTTCATAAACCACGCTACTCAGATAAAATCCGTTATTGTAGTCCACCTGCGGGACGCAAACTTTTGAACCCTCCGGAATTTTCGTTTCTTTGTAGAGAATTTTTTTGCCGTCATAGCTGTACCATGTTCCGTTTCGGAACACGGTGCTTGCATCTGTGTTTGCATCTACTGCTGCTGTATAGCATTGATAATCCGTCCAGAGGGAGAATACAAGAAAATTGATAAAATCTGGGATACTGTTATAAATAGAGGGATATGGCTTTGCAACGCATACCGTATCATTTAGCATTCCCAAAACGCCTTCGCAGGTGTATGTTCGATTCCCATACAAATCCCGCTCTACTTGTGTCGGTCGTCCAACCCATATCACATTTTCACCCACAGTGTCTTCATCGTGCCGCCGCACATTATCTGATACGACTGTAACCCAGCACTGTAAAACCTGTAGTGCTCGTTCATCGTCTACTGGAATCGTAAAAGTAAATTCGCCTGCTTTTGTTGCACTCGTTTTCAAAACCGCATCTTTCAGAAAATAGCCATTTTTCGGGTCAAACAGTGGCAATCTTGGAATAATTCCGCCACTGCAATTTTCAAATGGAAAGTAATAGGCTGTATACATTATAACAACCTCCTGCATCTGCATAGAATTGCAATTTGGCTTCTGGCAGTGCCTCCGGTGATTGTAACCGTAACGCTGCTGTTGTGCTGTAAATAAGAGCTGATAGAAAACACCGTTTTCCCGTTTGCTTCTTCGATTTCTTGAGAAGTTTCGTTGATGGTTACCGTGCAAGGAAATTCTGCAATGACTGTAACCTCTCCATAAAGTCCACCAGCCCTGCCATTCGGAGCATACAGTGTTTCTGTAATTTCTCCAGATTCGCTCAGTGTCAGTGCATCCGGAAGGCTTCCGGAAAAATCGGTCGCATCCCAAAGGAATCCCTTTTGCAATGGAAAATTATCATAGCAATACGGCTCTATATCGGCGGAAATGGTGAAAACAGCATGCTTGGCATCTTCCATGGTGGAATCTACGGTGCAGCGTCCACGATAGGCATAGCTGGAATTGCTGTCTGCAACAATGGTACAAACTTGCCCGTGCAACTCTTGCCGGACGTTTTGATAGAGCTTGTGCCATTCTGCCATCGTACAAGCTGCCACAAATGTTGCAGATAGCGTTGCATTCTTGTAAACCGGAGAGCCAGTCAAAGCTTCAGAATAATCCAGTAACCCGTTTCGCCCTGGAATATCTACGGTAAATGTTTCTACTTCTGGGGCAGTGGCAGAAAAATCCGTCCAATATAGCCCCAATCCATAGCCACCATTGGTTCTTCCAGTGTAGATGCCAACGTTCGCTTCTGCATAAGGCTGTTCTGCACTGATATATTGTAATTGATGGGATTGAATCCACCGAATTCCGGTTTTTCGTTCCTCGATACCATAAAACTCCAATCACGACACCTTCTTTCGTTTCCGCCCGTTTGCTTTGTAAATCGCTTCTACCCATGCCGTTCCTTGTGCTGCATCGGCTTCCAGAACCTGCTGCACGAGCTGTTGCTGTCGTTCTTTGTTGGTATGCTTCGGCTGCTTTTTCCAGAGCTTCTGCGGCTTTTTACCCTTTTTCCGGAACGCATTGGAAACTGCATTTAGAACCGCACCTGCCAAAAGGTTGGTATCTGCTACGACTTTGTTTTCATACGCTTTTAAAATCAACGCCCGTTCCGTTTCGGTCAGGGCGTTGTAATCTGCTTTGGAATAGCCGAATTGTACCGCAAAAAAAGCGAAATCTTGGCTTTTTCGGAACTGTTCCGCTTCTAGGTCAGGCTTTTCTTTACTGGTCGGAAAATATTCCCATTCCACCAGCCTTACCGGAATAAAAAACCGCAGTCCTCCTGAATCTGTTCCAGCGTTGCTGTAAACAGTGTACCATATCCAACATCCTGTACCTGCTGCTGGGCAAATTCCAGAGCCTTCTTGATAGGAGCATAGTCCCCTCGGTCATCTGACAAGCCGTAAGCAAACAGCGTGCAGAGTTCGGAAATGGTTGGATATTTTCCATTTGTGATGGAAACCACCACGCCAGTAATGGCATTTCCAAGTATCTTTTCCAACTGCTCCATTCTGCCGATGGTGTAATGCAAGTGATATTCTTTGTCTTTGATAAAATAGGTTTGCATAAGTTCCTCCTTATTCCGTTGTCAAATCTTCCGGCATATCCGTTACCTTTGTAGCATCTTCCGTGGAGAGATTTGTTAAGTCTGTTAAAGCCCCGTTGCCAGAAAAGCTCAAAGAATAGGTCATGCTGTCATCATATGGAGCTTCCAAGGAATAGTCCGTAACGCAAGCCAGACCGCCAAACAGCGGCTTTTTTTCCTTGGCATCAATGACCTTCAAGCAGACCATATCGCCGTTCTCAAAATATTGCCCAAGCAGCTTGTGCGATTCTGCATTCAGAATATAAATGCCATCGTTGTCAATCGACCATTCTTTCATGCCTGGAATTTGCTTTTTCCAGCCCCCAGTCGTATCCTTGCTGGACACTTCCACCGTGTCAGCACTGCGGTTAATGGTTAAATTCTGCTGCCCTGAAATTGCAAGCAGCTTAGAACCGTCTGCGTTGTAGATGCAAAGCAGAATGTCCTTCCCGGCTTTTGCCGCATCTTCTGAAAAATCACAGTAAAAATTGTTATCATAACTTGGCATCGTATTTCCTCCTAAATCTTACATTTCAATCCATAGCTCACCATGATTTCATAGGAAATCACAGCATGATATTCGTTTGTTTCGTCTTGTTGCAGAGATTGCACGCCAGTTTCTGTTTGCAGCACCAGTGTAATCCCATCCGGCAGTGTCAGGGATTCCGTCAACGATTCTTCTACCGACTGTATCATGCTGTAAATTTCTGTTCTGGCATCGCTCGGTGTAGCAATTGCATGAATCTGTACGGTAAAAATTTCCTTGAACATCGTTTTACTGGACGCATCCCGTTTTCCGACCACCTCTACAAATAGAAATGGAGAAGGGGTGTCCTTCTCCACAGCATCATAACAAGCATAACCGGTATTTTTCCGTAGATTTTGCAGCACAGCAGCGGCAATCTCCGCAAAGCCGGCTTTTCGCAGCATCATTCTGACCTCAGTCCTCCTTTAGCTCATCTTTTAGCATCTGTTCAAATTGAGGGCGAACGGCTTCTACAGAACGCTGCAAAAACCGTTGCCCCGGAACATAGGAGGCTTTCAGTCGTTTCCCAATCTGTGGAACGAATCGTCCCGGCTGCTGCCGATGCCCATATTCTACATGGGGTGCATAGTGCAGCGTGTAGCCGACCGCTCCATTGATGGTAGTATCCGATTCTTTCGGCAATTCAGTTCGGATGCTCTGCCGCAGCTTTCCTGTATCAGCAGGCGTGTTTCTCGTTGCTTCCCGTGTCAACAAGCCAACGGTTCGGTTACAAACTGCAACGAAATCCGATTTTGATTTTTGCTCCAGTGCAGCAACTAACTCTTCTGTTCCGTTTAGAATGATTTTGATTTTCACGTTGTGCATCTCCGTTCTGGGAGGGTTTGATACCATCGTTCCAGATACAACATCCGCCACCGCCCATGCAAATCTTTGATGGAAGTAATCCGATAGTCTTCCGAACCAGCACGCACCACATCTGCTTCTTTACAGCGTGCCAGCGGAGCATCTGTCAACAGTTTTCGCTGCGTTTGGGTAACATCTCGCCCGACTAGCTCCGCATCCTCTGCCGTCCATTCTGTGAATCGTCCTGTATACCCATTACAAGCTGCACAAGGCTCTTGTAATGTAGTAATAGGATTGCCTAAAATATCTGTTCCGGTCTGGATGGCTTTTAAGAGATGAATGGGGAAATAGTGCATGGTTGCTGCCTCCTATCACAAAAAATGAACCGTGCCGCTGCCGTTTTCCGCCGCCTTGGTTTCTCGATAAGCGGTAAACTCATCTTCGTATTCCGCCAGAACATCTTCCACAAACGTAGTGGAAATTGTATCCGCTCCTTCAGAACGAATGCCCTCATAATTCCAACGTCGAAACAGCTTGACCACGACTTCCGCTGCAATCGGTTCTAACATTTCCGGCAGCGTTGTTTCTCGCACTCGCAAGCAGATTCGCAAGCTTGCAATATCGCAAAGTTCCAGCAGTTGCGGTGTGTTCTCCGCTTTCGGTTCATCCTGCAAGCGAATCTGTACCCGCTCCAGCAGTGTCATGCTTACGCTCCAGTCGCAATCGTGCCAACAATGACACCATCCAGCCGTTCTGCAAACAGTACAGACCCCGTTAAAATCGTGGTCTCATAGTTTGCACGCGTATAATCTGCGGTGTGGGTAATGCCAACCAGTCCCGTTGCATCTGTTGTAAAGCTGAATGCCTTGTTGATTTCCCCACCGGAGATTGCCGGATATGCCAGATTCAGGTTATCGGCAACGGTTGCATAGAATGTTCCTGCCGGAACACTGGAGTTAGACATGACTTTGACATCCAAAAATGTCTGGAAATACGTCATGCCAAAAGCAGTCTGCGTGGTAATGTTGGTCTGCTCCCCAAGATATTTTGAAATATCCTGCGGATTTGCAATCACAATCACGCCATCGGTTGCATCATTCTCAAAGAGTACCTGCAACTTTCCCCAAGCATCTGCTACGGCGGCTTGAAAGCCAGTGCCGGTTGCTGTACCAGTACCAGTTGCCAAAAACGTCACCAAAGAGGAGCGAATGTTGCTCTGAATCTGTTTCAACAACTCATTGTCTGCCTGCGAAACCGCAAGGTCAAAGCCGCTGCGTTGGATGGCTTCCAGCGTTACTGCCTTCCGGTACTTCTTGTAAGCCAGTTCATAGGTATTTGCCAGCTCTACTTCCACCTTGGACAGCGGAATCAAGTCGCCTTCTGCAACATCTCCATTCGCCATGGTTACCTTGTTTTTGTATACTTTGATGATAGAACCGTTCGCCATTGCCGTACGTCTGGTAATGCCGAGAAGTTCCTGCAATTTCTGGATGCCATCGACAAAGCGATTGGTAAAATCAATCGACTGTGCCTTGGCAAAATCGGTGGTCAAATTGGTATTTGCTTGTACTGCCATAATAAATTAACTCCTTTACTCAAATAAATTCATGTTGTCCCGAATCGCCTGTAACCGTTTTCCTTCATCAGGAATGGCGAAAATCTGTTCTTTCGTCATGCGTCCTGACGCTCCGGTCTTGGGCGGTTCGCCCTTTAAGCGTTCCTTGACGGCGTTTTCTACCGCTTCTGTAAACAGCGTTGCAAAAGCTTCCACCTGTGTTTTGGTGGTCTTTGCGTCCTCTGCAACCACGGCAGCTACCAGAGAATCCGGCAAATGAATGCCTTTTTCGGATAGCATTTCCCGTGCGGTTTTCTGCATCTGTGCCGCTTCCACCTGCTTTTGCAGGGCTTGAAGCTGCTGCTTGTAGGAATCCCGCTCCGTTTCTGCTCGCTGCTGGTCGGTCATTTCTGCCAGTTTCTTTGCTTCTGACTGCCGCTGCTCAAAGCCTTGGAACGCTTCCGCAATCATCTGCGAAACGGCTTCTGCGGTCAGCGTTTCCGCTCGTTGAGCCGGTTCTGTCTGCGATTCCGGTTCGGTAGATTCTGTCTGCACGGTTGCCGTTGTGCCTTTGGTTTCTTCGCTCATTCTGTATTACCTCCATTCAAGTATTTGTCAAACGCTGTATGCAGCGTTTCCAGTGTATGCAGGGCTTCGGTTCGTGTTCGTTCCAAACCGTCATCGCCCAGCAGAATCAGGCAGGGAAGGCGTTTGACATGATGTTGCCTTGCAAGAGCGTTCCCATCGTATCCGTCATTGCAGCGGAATTGGTACAAGGGAATGCCGGTTTCTATGGAAAACTGCTCCGCCACTGGCTGCATTTGCTTGCAGGGTGGGCAGTAGTCCGCATGAAAAAAGAGAAGCTGCATAAGATTGCTCCTTTCTGTTTTCGGGTATGAAAAAAGCACCTGATTGCTCAGATGCTGATTTGTTGATAGAAAGAACGCCGTACCCACAGGCTTGTTTGTTCTTGGTTTCCGTCCCTCCGCCAGTTTTTGCCCATGGTCGGGGCGGTGATTAAAGTATGATATTTTCGATTGCTGCACGGGCTTCCAGAGCGGTGATATAGTCTGCCATCGCTCTAATCTGCAAATCATAAATGCTTCTCGGGCAAGTT